TATGTGTGTCCTTTGAATAATATATCTTTCTATTATAGTGCTTATATGCAATTTTGTCAAGTGTTTTTTTTAAATATTAGGGACTGCGACACTATTGCAATAGACAAAATTGATAAATGGGTGTATAATGTTATTAGGCACTGCCAGGGGGGTCTAACATATATAGCATAGGTAGATTTACATACCCCCCTAGGGGTATTCCAGGGAATATTGTCGGAATAATTTACCCTAAAATGTAGCCACTAGGTGGTTTACAGGGACACTGGGTATTTTCTGGTGACTGGGTATATACTATATACTGTGGGTGGGGTGTCCCTTGTGTACCCCCTTTGTTCTATTAGGTTTGTATTTGGTTTTTTAATTGTGGTAAAACTAAAACCCCCTTAAAAATCCCCTAGTAAAAATTGATTAACACTTTAGGGGGCTTTAGGTAGGTTAAAATTTTGTAACTATACACCCCCCCTGTAAATCACTTGTTATAAATTAGGTATAAAAAAAAAGACCCCCTATTGTTTTAAATAGAGGGTCTTTAAAATATGGCTTGATTAGTTTTTATATTTTGAGCCAAATGAATTTGGATAATCGTATCTGTCAAATGGTTTTTTATTATCTTTTTTAAAACCTTTAAAAGGTCTACCATTTGGGGCATCATTAATTAATAATTTATCTTTTTCAGATATACATATTTTCTTGCAATCAACTACTTTTTTTAAAAATATATTTCTATTAAAGTTTGTATTAAATGTTTCAAATAAATCCATTAATTCATTAACAAGCTGAATGTCAACTTTGTTTTGATTTCCTAAAACTTCAGCAATCTTAATAAAATGTTTTTTAGTCATCATAATTTATTTTACCCCCTTTCTATTTTTTAAAAGTATTTCAATAAGTTTATTAAAACTATTTAAAGGTAAATTTTCAATAGCTTTAATGCCTTTTTGATGTTGTTTTAAATCTTTATCTTTTTTTAATGCTTTTAAAAATAAAGACCTTTTTTTATTTATATTTTTAAACATACTTAAAATTTACTGATTAATTTATTAAATGCAATAATTAAATTATATTAAATGTTCTCTATTTGTTCTTTTATAGGATATTAAAAAAGCCCCTACAATTTGAGGTTGTAAGGGCTTTAATATTTTTTATATTGCTACTTTAAATTTAGAATTAAATTGTTTTCTTAATTCTTCCATTGTTTTGGCATTTAGCTTGATTGAGTTATCAGCGACCCAACAACCATATAAATCTTTATTTACTGAATTGTTGGTTTGTTTTCTTAATGCTTCGACTATGTTTTCAGTTTCATAACCATAATTTTCTAAATTAGAAATATGATTTTGGACTTGTAAAATATAGTCATAGCCCTCGTTATTATCAAGATATTTTAACATAGCATTTATACCTTTGACAATATTTTCAGCTTTATCTTCTGAATATTCAGATTTTGTTGTATCTGCTACAACATCTTCTAAATTTTCAGTTTCGATAATCTCATCTGATTTTTGTCTTAACTTGACACTAAATAAATCAGCTTTAGCTAATTTAGTTAATAATGCTAAATTACAATTCATAGAATTAACATCAGCATTTTTTTTGTTAAAACCAAAAACAGATTTCACAACTTCATCAGATAAATTCTTAACTTTAATTTTAACTTTATTGTCATTAAAACTATAATTTGATTTATCTTGACTAGCTAAAAACAAAATAGGAATTACAATATTATTAGCAGTAGTTCTAACAACATTTTTTCTTATTGCTTCATTAGATTTTTTTTCAGCATAATCTATTTCAACAATTTGTTTATTTTCTTCCTTTGTTTTCTTTTTTTCAACTTTAGTCTTTTTAGGTGTTGTTGTGTTTTCACTTTCAACAAGGTTAGAAAAATCTGCTATTGGCAATAATAATTTATTGACAATGGCTTTTCTATGACCAGATATTATTGACAACTGCTCTATACCCTTAATTATTGGCTTTATTCCTTGTCCATTTTTAGCCCCTAGTATAGTCAATATAGATTGATTGCCCATATTTAAACTGCCATTATTAAACATAATCATATGCTCATTAATTAATGACATTGTTGTTTTTTGATTGTTTAATTCATTATCACTAATAGAATTATACAATTTATTTAGCTTATTCATAATTACTCCTTTGTTAAGTTTATTTTTAAGCATAAAAACTTATAATATAGAAATAACAATAGGTCAATTAAATATATATGTATATGTGTCCATTTTGGGTTTTTATTGTGATTGCTATATTATTGAAATAACTATTGTAAATACTAGTTTTTTTAACAATAATCAAATCATTTGAAATATTCTCTATTAATATTGATATTACTAGCTTTTTTAAATTATATAATAAAATCAATACTTATTTGACCTATTAAACTTTTAATTGTATAGTTAAGAATATTAACAATTAATGGGAGTTAAAATGAAACAATTAATAAGTGTACTTAAAGCAATAAGAGAAGAATTAAAAATAGCAAATAAAATTAATTCTTCAAAATTAATTGCTGATACAATAGGAATTGAAAATGTTAAAAGTTTAACTGATAAACAACTTGAAAGCATTACACCTATTGCAACTGATAAAATAAAAACAATACATAAAAATATATATGACAATTAATCTAGTTATATATACTGGAATAGCCCTTATAATTTTAGGGGCTATTCTTTATTTTGTATCTTGTTATATGGTTAAGTATTACGAGAAAAAAGAAAAAGAAATTAATAGACATATATTTGAGATACTACGACCCAAACCAAAATTAACAAAAAATAAATTTGACAATAAATAGTTAATATGCTTAAATACTTTCAGCAACAAAGGAGAAAGTATGAAAGCAATAATGTATGTAATGTCAATATGGTTAATGCTTGGAATATTAATTAGTTTCGTTGCTTAACCATAGGATATAAAATGATTGATAATCATTAGACCCCTTGTGTCAGCTTGACGCAGGGGGTTTTTTATTATACTATGTATAAATAAACAAAGGAGAAAACTATGACAGAGTGGACAAACACATACGATTCATTTGCTCAAAGGCAAATAGGTAAAGCATACTTTGGGTGGCTATATTGGGCAGATAAAATGAATGGAAGATTAAAAAATAAAAAAAGAAAAAAGAAAGTGGGGAAGAATGACCGACCAGACAGATAGATTAATTGATGAGATACACTCAAAAAATAAATCTGAAAACTATGAGAGAGAAAACACTATCAAGCTACATACACTACAAGATATATGGAAAGAAACCAATCAGCTTGATAATATTACAGAACATATGATGAGAAAGTTTAATAGCATATTGCGTGGGGGTGCTTGATGATAGAAAAAATAAAAGCAACAAACCCTTATTCTGGTCAAAGTGAAATGCTAACACCAGAAGAACATAAACTTTATATCAAAATCAAAGAAGCAGAATTTGATGAAGATTATAAAACAATGCGAAAATGTTTAGATAAATTCAGTAGGCTCAATGCTAAAGCCTATATGACTTTATTAGATTAACCGACTTTTTTAGCTCTCTCTAAAAAGATAACCCCCTCTGTGCTTGACACATTGGGGGTTTTTTTATATACTGATTATATTATGACAAAAAAAGATTACATAGCAATAGGTACAATACTAAACAAGTATAGTAAAAGCGAACATATGATACTACTAAAACTTTGTGAGTATTTTAAAAAAGATAACCCAAAGTTTAACGCAGATAAATTTATAGAATTGGTAGCAGATGACAAACTTAGCTAGACAAGTACAATTAAAAATAAAAAAGTTTGATGAACTTATGATTGAACTTAAAATGAAATACCTAAAAGATTCTGTGTTCTATTCTGAACTACATAAGCTAGATGAAAAGATACAAGAGATATCAAAGCTAGTTGACAATAACAAAGATTAATGCTATAACATAGGTACTCAACAACAAGGAGTACATATATGTCAGACAATAAACCAATGGTTGATACTTCGTGGGAATTGAAGTGGCGAAGAACATTAAGAAAAAAACTTCTTAATTGTTTGGTACTGATAGAAAATCAAGGCAAACCTACGCAAGACTTAATGTATGAGTTAAGGAAAGCGAAAGAGGCTTTGACCTATTGGAATAGTGATACTGCATTGTGGGAAAAACATCAAATGGTTATTCCTATGAACGCACCTGTACCACAGACCGAACTTCAAGACGCAGA